ACTTTATCTCGCCTGTTGCCAACAACCGCTCGCTGATCGTTTCGTATATCTCTTTTCTCATAGCTCTATGCTGTTTAAATATTCACTTATGTTTTCTTCTATTATCTCGCGCACCGCTTTCTCCACCTCAGGCGATACTCCCAAAAACTGCCTCTTCGGTATCTTGATGGTCTTGCCAACTTTCATCATCGCCATATGCTTCCAAAACTCTGCCTCCGTGCCCAACTGCACTGTCCGCTTATCCTTGCGCACTGTGCCGTCTTTCTTTCGCCCGAAAGCCCCGGTGCTCTCGCAGTATTTATGCCAAAAATACTTCTTCATCTTGGCTGTCACCTTGATCTCGCCGCCTTCATTGTGTATTGATGCGTATTCCAAATCCGACTCAAACACTATCGAGCTGCCGCTCACTCGGCTCTTCACACTCCGCCGCAACTTGCCCGTGTCTACCAATATCCCTCGTCCCGGTCGCAACGGACTGCTCCGACGTGCCCACGCCTTGCTGAAGTATGCCTGACGCTCAAAGTTCTTGTCAAACTCATCGCTCAGCTCTACCTGTATGTCCCGCAATATCCGCTTTATCACTACGTTTATGTCACTTTTCATTTCTCACCAAAATCAAATAGTGTAGGATAATTCTCTATCGCATTCAAAAAGCGTGGCGTGAGCGGAGCTTTCAACACATTGTAAAAAGTCCGCTCGCTGATCCCGTAAACCGGATATACATACCGACGCCATATCTCTCGGTTCGGTATCCCGAGCTTGGCATATCGGTCGTATATCCCGTTTATCTCTTTCACGCGTTTCTGGTAGCTTACGCCACGCCTTTTTGCCGTCATAGGCCTATTGCTTTTTTACTGTTGTTCGTATGGTTCGATTGTGAGCTTCATCACTCCGCTCACCTTCACTCTGCCACTGCCCTTACATTGCGGACACTCGGCTGTCGTCTTGCGCTTCTGCCACGGCATCTTGCCCGGCACCACCTCTGATACCTCGCCCGTGCCGTGACACTTGCGGCACAACGCGATTTTCGCTTCTTTTACTACTTCGCATTCCATAGCCTCATTCTACGTCGGTCATCGAAAGTGGTATGTTAACCCACGCTCCTTTCTCGTCTTTATACTGCGCGCGGATATATCGCTTGGTCACCGTCGGCTGATAGCTCTCTTCTATGATGCGCACTCCTTCCAAGAACATCTCGTTGCCGCTGTCTTCCGCCATTTTGCGCAGCTGCAACACTCGGCTCGCCTTGATGTTGCCGCCGTTGTCGCGTGCCAACAGGCGTAGCACGGCTTTCACCAATGCCTTTGTGTCATCATCCTTGGCAAGCGACTCTATATACTGCTTCACCATGTTGATGCCGTCTTCAACCGTGTCGCGATAGCTGTCTATCGCATTCACACCAAGCGCTATGCGCATCGTGCTGTCGCTGTTGGTGAACTGATGTGAGCACTGGTCGTCTTTCACCAAACCAAGCACCTCGCTCTTCATCGCCAAGATGCTGCCAAAGTTGCCGTAAACGGTGTCTTTTACGGTCTTGATGGCCTCGCTCAACTCGCGCAGCTGCGGTATTGCTGTCGCTATCTCATCGTCCACCATTTGTGCATAGTCGGCACGCTGCTGCTTGCGCTGCTCCGCTGCCAACCTCTTCTCGCGCTCGGCCTTGAATGCCTCAAACTCTGCGCGCTCTTCTGCAGTCATTTCTACTGTTTCTTTCATTTTAAGCGTTTTTTAAAGGGTTAAATTTTTATTTAGTAATTGTATGCTTCTTCGTCTTCGTCATACTCTGCCATGTCTGCCTGATTGCTCGCCCATTCTGCAAGCTCGCGCATAAACTCTATGTATGCATCGGCGTTCAAGCCCTCGGTCAGCTCCGCTACAGTGTGCTTCACGCAGTCAATTGATTCTTTCATTTTTGATTTCATGCTTCTCCTTTAGTTGTTAATTGATACACTACTATTTTCTTCGCCTGTTCGGCTGCTGCCTTTGGCTCGGTTGCCGCTCCAACGCCCTTGCGCATCATTGCTCGCAATTTCCGCTGCAGCGCCACCAAACCATCAACGTCTATCCTCGCAAAGTCTCGCCCTGCTATTCGTGGATTGCGGCAAAACTCGTTCACTCTCGTCCAGTCGGTCGTGTCAATGCCCATACGCTGCATAAGCTTCAAGCACGCACTCCGCTCTTTGCGCCGTCGCTCTGCTATCCCACTCATACGCTCCATGTCGGCACAGCACTCGCCATACTCCTTGCGTGTCATCTCTCGCAAGCTCTCCGTGCGGTTATCCGTGTACTGTGCCACGATACTCCGCTTATACTCGTCTCGGTCTCCGATGCCCGGCATTGCCTTCATCGCCGCATAAAACCTTGCAAAGTTCTCAACTTCTTGCATAGCCGTTAGTCTTTATCTTGTCTCGGCACCCACTCTATAGTCACCATCGCGTCAAGCTCGCCGCTGCCTTCGCACACTGTGCATGGCTTCTTTGCGTCTCCGCCTTGCTTCAACGGGTCTCCCCAATGCCATCCGGCTCCGTTGCAATACGGGCAAACGTGCCCGCTGCTGTAGATGCCTTCCACCATCGTCCCGTTGTGCGGTGGCGCTATTTCTATTGTCTGTCGTTTGTTGCTCATACGTTTATCTTATTTGTCGTTTTCATTATGCCTTCTTCCCAGACTTTGAAGCTAACTCCCGGCTCCGGTATAAACCGCCCTTGACAAACCGCCTGATATCCTATCACGCGCACTTTCACACCTGCCATATACTTCAGTCGCACTGCCGGCTTGCCCAGCGGCCGCCCTTTGTCTTCTTGGCTGATAAAGATGAAACTCTTCCTCGCAAACATCTCCGTCAAAGCCTCTGCTTGCGGATATGTCCATTCGGCATACTGAAAGCTGTCGATTATCACAAAGTTCGGACTCTTTGGCCGCTTCAGTCGCTCTATCACGTCTTCGTAGGTGTCGCTGATCGCTACCCTGAATTTGCCCTGCACCTCGCTCATCTTAAATCGCTCGATGCGCGTCTGAAACGATTGACTGATGCCTTCTTCGTAGCTCAAATAAAGCACCGTGCCATACTTGCATAGCTCTCTCGCCAGCTGCATCACAAAACTGCTCTTGCCCGATGCACTCGCTCCGCTGATAAACCATGTCTCGTTTGTGGTCGGTGTCCCGAAGGCTTCCGCCCATTCTCCTGCCCACGGCAGCGTGCGATACGACTTCTTCAGTATCTCTTTCGGGCTATATGCTCTTTTTGCCATTGTCTATAATGATTGGTTTTCGTGGCTTTGCCGCTATTTCATCTTCAGCTTTTCTATTTCGGTATAGACTCGACGCAAGCCTCCTGCCGTCTTCCGCACCAACACTCCTATGTCAGTGCCCTCGGGCGCATTCACCTTTGCAACCACGCGTGCTTGCTCCATCAAAAATCGCTCGCGCTCTTTGCCATCGTCAGGTGTCACTCGGCTAAACCGGTCTCCATAACGACTCAGCATCTCGGTGTAGCCCACTTTCTTGCATTCTATCGACCGATTGATTTTCTCTTTCAATCCGTCTGCTCCCATCATATACCATGCACAGCATCTTTCGGTAGCATTCCATAGGGCTTTCAACTCAAGAAATGCCTCATAGCTCAAGTCGCCGGCTTCATCAAGTATAATCATCGGTGTCGGTATCGACCGCAAGTAGTACACAAGGTCGTCATACACATCTGCATATCGCCCTTTGCTGTCTACACCAAACTCTCCGGCTATCTTGCGGATGAGCTTCAACTTGGTCTTCACCTGCGAGCAGTCTATATACACCACATTCTTGTGGCTCGCCACATACTGCCGCGCCGTGAATGTCTTGCCTATGTTGGGTATGTCACACAGCAATCCGCTCAGTCCGCTGCCCTGACACAGCTCCAACTGCGCTGTGATAAATTGGTAGGTCGCTGTCCGCGCTGCCTTCCACTCTATCTCGCCGCGCAAACTCACTCCAAGCCTGCGTGCCACGCTGATCCATGCCGCATCGCTCATCTGTCGCTCGGTGTTGCCGTTGCGCAGTGCGCTATACACACTGGTGCTGATGCCCAACGATGCCGCGTGTTTCGCATCGCTCGGATAATTGGCGCGATTGCTCTTTATCGCACCCAAAATCTTTAATTTAATGTCGTTTGTTATCATCTTTCTACTTAGTTTTGAATGATATTCTAAAGGCTTTCTAAGCCCGCACTAACATAATCTAATGCCTCGCTGTAGTCATTGTCTTCTTCTCGCTCCGGCGCACTTGTCTGTGCCGCAAGCTCTGCGCATTCTTCGCCGGGTGGTGCCGCCGCTCGTGATATGCCTACGTGGTTCACCTCGTTCGCTTTCACATACCTGCCAAACTCTGCCACCTTCTTGCGCTGCTCCACAAACACCGCCCGGTCTTCTTCGGTCTGCTCCGCCGTTGCCGTGTTATACGTGCCTACGTTTTGCAACTTGTCTATCAGCATATCGTTCTGAAATATGTAAACATCGCTTATCGCTCCGCTCTCGTCTGTCAAATAATATGCATCTACCTTGTAGTTGTTTGGCGCAAGCTTCTCAAGCACGCTCGTCTCGCTCAGCCACCAATCTTCATAGCTCACGCGGCAATAGCTGTTGCGGCGCACTGTGGTGCTAACTCTCTCGCCTACATATCTCGCTATCATCGCCTTGTCAAGCGGCGCAAGGGTTGGGTTGATATTCGCCTCAAGCACTTCCCATCGCGTCATCCCCGGATATTTCTTCTGGTTCGGATGCAGCGAGTTGTTATATTGGCGAATGTCTTCTATGTCATCGGCTATCAGCTCGTCCCATGTGTAGTAGTCTTTCTCTACATAGGTGTCATTCTTCTCGTCAAACACTTTCTTGCTCTCTGTCCGATATTGTCGGCTCTTGGCATAAAAGCGTCCTATGCCTATGTGGTTGCGGTGCTCTATGCTGCGCTTCTTGGCGTTGTTGAAGTTCTCGGCTCGCTTCTCTTGTGAGTTCATCGGCGCACAAAAACGCACAAACGGAAACATCACTCCGGCTCGCAAAAAACTGTCGCGCCATTGACTCATCAGGTGGTTCTCCACCTCTACCTCTGCCGGGCACCCCCAACCTTTGCGGTCAAGCAGACGAAACATGTTGCGAAACATATCCACCACCAAGTCTACGTTCTTGTTGCGGTTGTAGGCATAACCTATGCAGCATTGACTGGTCACATCGTAGGCGTAATATGCTTTCGGTCGCACCTTGGTGTCTTTGAGCTTGCGCGGCAGATCGCGGTCATCAAATGTCACTTTAGATAGTGAGAACTCTCCATCGTGGCGATGCATGTGTGGCATCTGCTCGTGCATGAAGGTTGTGTAGCTGTTCAGCTTGTGCTCTATCAGCACGCGGTTCTTGGGCTTGTTCAGGTAGTTCGCTATGGTGCTCTCGCTCAACACTTGCGGCTCGCCGTTCTTGTCGGTGAAGTCGTCGGGATTAAATGCTTCGCCGGTCTCGGGGTCGTAGATGTCAAGCTCGCCGCACACAAACTGGTTGTACAGCTCTCCTACGTTGGTGTTATACGGCTTGTTGGGCAGCACAGCTATGCCAAGTATCAGTCGCTCGGTCTTGTGGTCTACTTTGCGCGCACTCTGGTTGCCGTATTTGCCACTGATCAGGCACGCATACCCCTCACGCTTATACTCTGCCACTTTCTTGCGAAAACGCAATGGCGAGGTGGGCAAGGTGTGCCCGTACTGCTCGCGCAAGCTCTCTATGCACTCTGCCATCTGTGTCCAGTCATATTTGCCTCCCATCAGCTTTTGTGCCGTCGCTGCTCGCTCGTATAGGCGTATGCAGCAATTCAGGGCTGACGCATTGGTCACATATTCTTGGGCTTTCTCTGCCGTTAGCTGCAATCCGCATTTCTCGGGCGAGAAAAAGTAGGCTGCAGCGGCTTGGTCGCGCTCGTAGTTCGACCGCACCCACCCGGCAAGCATCACGTTGCCGCCTTCGGGATGGCGCGCTCTCACTTCTTCTTTGAACCGGGTCGGAAGACTGTCTACTACGATTAGTGCATAGCTGTTCG